TCGGGATAAAGCCGGTGAAGCCATTGAAGATTGGGGTCATCCAGGCCGAGAACGACAAAGGTGACCTCGCCGAAGCATTCCGCGGGGTGGTGCATAAGAGATTCAGTCTCGATCAGATGAACCAGCTTCAGAAAAATCTGGAGTTCAGGACCGAGACCGTTCGTACCGGTGACCAGTTCCTCGCCTACGCCCGCCGCTTCATCCACCGCTCCAAGATCGATCTTATCGTGGCCGATCCTTTGTTCAGTTACTTCGGAGGCGACCTCAGCGATCAGTCCGAGGTGTCGATATTCCTTCGCAACAAACTCCAACCCATCCTCCACGAGACCAAGGTCGCTTGGGTCTGGATGCACCATGTAGCAAAGCCCCAACGCAAGGATGGCGGCGAACCACTCACCACAATGGAACTGGCCCACTCAGGCTTCGGCTCCTCCGAACTCGCCAACTGGGCGCGTGAGATAGCCGTTCTCCATGAGGTAGGCCAATCAAAGCCTCGGCGCTTCCAGCTAGCCTTCTGCAAGCGGGGAGGGAGGATTGGACTCCCGTCTCCCATTCTCAATCTTCAACACTCAGCCACCGGCATCCAGTGGGAGGAGTGCAACCCCCTAGCGTTCACGGGAGCGGAGCTGAAGAAGGAGAAGCCTTATCGCCCTCAGCCAAGGCGTCGCGCATAGCCTTAAACCAATCCTCTCCATCAGCCGCTTTCTCTTCGGGGGGAGCGGCTTCTTGCTGTTGGGGATCGGGATCGGGATCGGATTCCATGGACTCCTCTTCCTCCTCCTCGCGCTTGCGCGATCGCTTACGCTCCAGTTGGCCAAACAACCTCTCGTGCTTCTTCACCGAAGTCTTCAGATACGCAACGTCACGCTTCAACTCGTTGATGGTTCTCAAGAGCAGCGAAACCTTGTCCTCATCCTCCGGAGGCACCCAGTCGCACCCACGCCATTGCCTATGAACCATGTCATAAACAATCACCTGGGACTTCTTGTTCCTCATAGAGTTGAACGCACGTATCGCACGGCCAAGCTCACATCTAAGATTCTCACGAATGTAGGCCAGAACCTCGGATCGATCCGGGTCGGCATCGTGTCGTTGCGGTGGCATCAGTCGGAACATCGACCGAAGGGTTGAACCATTGTCTAGGTAACTCATAGCAAGACCAGAATGCGTCATGCACGGCAACATGTCAATGCAAAGGAATGTTCATTTTGCAGAGCATCCCAAGAAGTTCCCATGACCACTGCTACCTCCCTAGAGGGAGTCTTGTCACTCCCTCTTCTAGGGAGTTAAAAACCGCAACGCTGAGACGCTGCGTGGGGGCTCGTACCGGCCCCCCGCGCTCAGCGGCGGTTTTTCAATAACCCTCCACTGATTGCGAAGTATCGGGTCCGATGGATGGATATGGATGCCTCGCAATCGATCAGAAAGGGGTCGCCAGTGCATCGGAGGGTGGCTTCCGCATCAAATTGCGAAAGCGGGGTACGCGGGGCTGGAAACGGAAAACCCCCGGATGGGTGGTCCGAGGGCTCCGCGGGGGTGGTGGGGCAGGATGTTTGGCCTACTCGGCAACGAAGAAGTCCTCCTCCTCCCCGTTCATGGTCACTCCATTGGTCCACGTCAGACCGATGCAGTCCCCGTTCAGGACGCACTCGATCAGGAAAGAATTGGTGCGCGGGGAATGGATCACCCGATACGCACCGTTCTTCCAATGCACCACCTTGCCGGCCAGCACCGCCTCTTTGATCTCGTTGAGTTTCATGTCGTTCGTTGGTTCGTTGTTTACCGCAGATTGAAAGCCTCTCGCCACGCCAGATAGTCGTGCGTCAGGTCCGTCGAGAATCGGTACACACCAATGTCAGGCATGCCGTCAGCACGGAGACAGGTGACGAATAGCCACCGCTCACCGCACATCACGAAGGACTCCTCGCAGTCACGCAGACGAAGGAAGGGAACAAGGGGAATGCTCATGTCGGAGGGCACCCTACCGCTCCATGCTCAGGCGTCAAGCGGGAAAGTGTGGGAGATGGAATAAATCGCTTCTACCGCTCCATGCTCAGGGGGGATGCCGCTCCATGCACCGGGGCTCCGCGGGTTCCGGATTTCAAGATTCCGAATTCCGAATCTGGTATGGGGTATGGGCCTGCACATGAGCGGCGGGGCATGGCCCGGCATAAGGGTAGGACACGGCGTGTCTCACCTGGTTGTACATTGGATGTCCTGGGGGGGCGAAACCTGGGGGCGATGGTAGGGGCACTAGGTGACCGAGTAGGAAGGAAGGAAGGGGGCGCGACGGGGCGCAATCGGGGCGCTGCGGGCTCCGGAATGGCGGGGCGAGTGGAGACAGGGTACGGGCAACAAAAAGCCCCGCAGGGCGAACCATACGGGGGCGAAGGGGAGAGTGGCCTACTTGTCAGCCGCCGTTCCCTGCTAGTGCACTGAGCGCCATCAGGAACACGAAGAAAGCGCCCAGCAGCAAGTAGCCTAGGGCACGGAATAGATCGGTCATACCGCGTACCTTTCGGCAATGTCACCCCAACAGCAGAGACGATAGTGCCCGTTGAACTTCAAGACCGTAGTGACGTATGGGTCACCTACGTTCAGGTAATAGCACCAACCCTTTTCGGTCTCGAAAGCCTCAACCCCATGGGTCTCGAGCAATTCGTTAAGGCATTCCATCCGGAGGTCACGGGTTGAAGGCGGGTTGTAGCATTCCCGAACCCGTGCAGCGCCCGCGGGCAATTGCTCGAGCTCACGCCGGCTCATCCGAAGAATCTCCTTCGCCCGCTTTCCCTTTCCGGGGAAAACTGCCTCAAGCGAATTGACAGGGGGGGAAAGGAATTTCACTTGGCCACTCCTTCCTTGAAATGCGTGGCTCCGGTCCCGTGGGGGGGAATATGGACAGACTCGAGACCGTTTCGGTTCCCAGCGCAAAGGAGACAATCCATGCAGGGGGTTCCGACACGCTCGGATGCGCAAAGGGACTCGCCTACCGAAGCTTCGGAACCCACGCGAAAAGTACTCCAGCCAAGTGAGCGAGCAATGACCAGTTCCGCGACCGAGTCAACGGAGGCCATTAGAAGGGTTTTCCAACCTTGCAACGAGGGCTTGCGCCATTGGTGCGTATAGCCCGTGTGACCGGAAGCGACGCCCGCGATCGCGAGCGCAAGGGGAAGGGGGATATGGGTAGGATCGCCATATGCGCCGAATCGGACTTTCCTTCCAACGAAACACTCGAGACTACGCAAGGGAGAGTATCGGCCCGCTTTCCACGCTTTCCAGATTCCTTGGGGGGCCTGCCCGGGATTTACGTAGCATGATCGGTCCACACCAAAGCGACCGTTTTCTTCGTGCCCGCGATGGACGCAATTTCCGCAGATGAGGCGATCCAAGCCGGATTTGATCGCTTCGGTAGGGGAAACGGATTTCACTAGGATCCACACTTGGATCATGTCGCCCGTCTTCCGGTTATCCGAAGGGGATTCAAAGCCAGTCGCGATGATCACACGGGCCGAGTCTTCGTGGAGGATGAAGCCGTTCACTGGGCACCTCCGATCCAAAGGGATTGTTCCCAAAGTCCGTTGAGGACAATTAAAGTGATGATCGCGAGCCAAAGAAGGGCCGCGAGAATTCGTTTTGCGCGTGGTTTCATGATGTTTGAAATGCTCCCGTGATGGAGAGCGTGGGTGAAGTAAACCAAAGGAGACGCATCTTGTCAACTCCCAGCAACAAAAGGGTTGCAAGGGGGAGAATAGGGGGAGAATGCGCCGATATGGCAAAGGGAAAGGAAACGAGGGAAATTACGGTCACGGAGAAGCCCAGGGCGAAGATTGGGAGGCCCCTTAAAGTCCTTTCCACTGAAGTCACAAAAAAAGCGATTGAAGCCGCTCGCCTTGGGATCCCACTGGAACGCATCGCGATCGGTTGTGGGTTCTGGAACAACGGATCCGGCTGGCAAAGCTACCTTGCCAGGAACCCGGCTTTCGCAGCAGAACTGGAACAAGCCCGATTCAATGGAGAAGTGGAGTTATCTTCAGTCGTCCGTTCCTGCGGTCCCGGATGGCAGGGTTCCGCTTGGTTACTGGAGAGAACCCGAGGCTACGTAGCTCGCGCTCAACTCGAGCATACCGGCAAAGGTGGGAAGGAGTTGTCAGTAAGCGGAGCCCTACTCGGAGCATTCGGAGGGGGAAAGTAACACCACGGGGGGACCAGGACCCCCAAGAGGGGGGTGGGTGTTACCTATATACCCCCTCCCCGTCCCACACCAAATTTTATGCCCGTCAAGCAAATTAAGCGCAAGAAATCCCCTTCACTTGGAATGGGTTCTCACATCCCTGCGTGGAAGCAGCGCAAGCTATTGGAGGAGGCTCAGCAGCTGAAGAACTTCCCCAAGATGATGCTTGGCCTACGTGAAACCTACGCGTGGCAGGAGGCGGTGTTGGGGGCGTTGAACGAGAAGCACTCGAAGGTGGCGTTGAAGGCTGCGAACGGCTCTGGTAAGACGAGCATGGTGGCGGCGAGCGCGGTGGTCTGGCACATGCTCCGCTGGCCGGGGAGCCTCGTCGTCTGTACCGCTGGTGTGTACCGACAGGTGGCCGACGCGTTGTGGCCTCATCTGCGGAAGATGATCAATGGGTTGGGAGGGGAGGAGAATGGATTCTCGATCAAGGATGGCGAGATCCGGTATGTGTACCCGAAGAAAGTGGACGGCCAGGAGCTGATCAGCCGGTGCATTGGGTTCTCAGCCAGCAACCCGGAGAAGGCGGAGGGCTGGCATGTGCAGGGTCCGAGCAATGACT